TTGGGGTGGTCTTCCCCCACTCGATGGCCAGTATCTGAGACACCTACAACAAGAGTTTTAGGTCTAAGTGCTGCAAGTGTCATAAAAAAATTAAATTATACAAAATATATATAAATATAACTAAAAATGCAACGGCCTGAGACTAATTTGTTGACATATGTTTGATTTAGTGCAACACTATATATAAGTTCAATCATGAACCCATCGTCACTTACTAATTTTAAATTAACAACACATGGAAACATTCACACCTAGCCAAATCCAAGAAGAAGCAACTCTATGGTTTATGACTTTCAACGGTACTTATGCAAGATTGCTCAAGCGTACTAAAGCAGAAGCAAAAAGAGCATTTGTTGTATTTTGCGACCAAGCATTATTCACAGACTATAGAGATGTCAAAGGCAAAGCAAACAAAGATGCGTTTATTAATGCTTTTATGTCTAGCTCTACAGTATCTAACATTTCTCAAAAAGAATTAGTTACTGGTTCTGTTGAATACAAAGAACTAGTTGACGCATACTTAGGTGATTAATTACAACCTGATAATTTCTTAGAGGTTTAAATACCTCTATGAAGTTTTCAAACTTCACCAAACAAATTGTTCCCTAACTAATTTTTAAATTAACTAAAACAATGCCAACAAAAACATTTAAAAAACCATCAGTCAAAGTCGAAGATCAAATTCTTGCAGACTTTATGGAATTATTAGACTCAGATAAGCTAGATGCTTGTTGGTCTAAGCCTTGGACAAATACAGAGTCTAAGGGTCAGCATAATTTCCTTACTGGCAATTCTTATACTGGTGCAAATCCAATCATTCTACAAATGTATATGACCTTAAGAGGTCAAACATTACCTATGTGGATTGGATACGGTCAGGCCAAAAAGGATTTTAACTGTATCCCTAAAAAGGGAAGCAAAGCAGCAAAAATTTTAAGGCCAAATTTATTAAAAATTGATCTTAAGAATGAGGACGGCTCACCCAAATTAGATAAAGCAGGTAATCCTGACTTCTATATGAAATTAACTTTCAAGGGTGCGTCAGTTTTTAACATTGAAGACTTAGTAGGACTTGACGATAAAGGCCAAGCCAAACTTGATAAAGCAATTGCTGATTTTGAAGCAGAATGCAACAAGGAAGCAAGACCACTTTCTGAGAGATGCGAAGAGGCTCACAAGAGATTGATGATCTTTTCTAAGGATCTTAAAGGTGGCCTAATTCATGGAGGTGATCAAGCATACTATCAGGATCAGTTAGACCATGTGGTAATGCCTGAGAGAAGCTCTTTCATTAACGATGAGGAGTATCTTTCAACACTAGCTCACGAGTTCAGCCATGCGAGCGGACATAAAGATCGCCTTAATCGTAAATGGTTAAACGAGTATCGCACCTATCGAGGACTCGAAGAATTGACAGCAGAATTTAGTTCTGTGTTGATAGCCAATAGATTACAAATTACTTGTAATACTAAAAACCATGCAGCGTATATCTCAAGTTGGGCTAAGTCTGTTAAGAATGCTAAGAACCCTAGTCAAGCATTAATGAAAGTATTCAGCAATGCAGTTAAGGCAGCCAACCTAGTAATTGGTGAGAGTTAATCTCACCTTTTTCTTATTCAAATTAATTTTTAAAAAAATGAACAGTTCAAAACTATACGAGTGGTTACTTGAAAATGATTGCCCTTGGGAATTTGAACCAATAACTACAGGTGACCTCAACAGCACAACTATTGAGTTTACTGAAAAACAAAAAGAGGAGGAGGGTTAACAACCCTCTTTTTTTTTGCCTAATTACTTGATTAAATGTTGCATTTATGCCAATATAGAGGTATGGAAAAAACTAAGCTCACCCCTGTTGAACTTTGTATAAAAGAATTCGGGGGTATTCGCCCTATGGCTAGAATTATTAACCGCAATTGTGGATCTATTTGTAAGTGGCAAAAGTCAGGATTAGTTCCTACCAGTATTCAACGGACAGTACTTGAGAAGGCATGGGAGCTAGATTTAAATATCACTCCTTACGAATTGATCATGGGTAGGGAATAATGAGGTGTTGGTGGTGTGATAGCGACCTTATATGGGGTTCTGATGTCGATGTTGAAGAGGGCATGAGTGGATTTCCTAAGTTTTCAGTAATGACCAATTTATCTTGCCCCAGATGTGAGTCACAAGTAGAAGTTTTAAAAAAAAGGGA